TGTCTTTTATGTTGGAAAAACTAAAAATCCAAAACGTAGGGAATATGATTGGAAGAGAGAATTTGGAGAAGACATTAATTTTAATTTGGTAGATGAAACAGAAGATGATAAAAAAATATGGAAATTTTGGGAAAATTATTGGATTCAACAATTTAGACAGTGGGGGTTTAATTTAATTAACCAAAATGAAGGTGGTGGTGGTTTAGATAAACATTCTGATGAAACTATTGAAAAAATTAGATCTAAAAAAATAGGTAAAAGATATAATAGACCTTATAAAACTAGAAAAGATAAAGGATTAAAACATAATAAACAACAAGGTATTAAAATTGGTCGTCCTGAAGGATTTAAATATAGTGAAGAACTTAAATTACATTTAAGCAACAAAATGAAAGGACGTTCAAAACATACTGAAGAAGGAAGATATAAATTTGTAGATAATAATGTATATTCTTTTATTAATATAGGTACTAATGAAGAATTTAATGGTATTAGATATGATTTTCAAAAGAAATATAATTTAAGATATAAAGGGATATATAATTTAATAACAAATAAAGCAAAAACATATAAAGGATGGAAAATAAAAATTTAAAACTAATAGACTTATTGAATGAATCTAAACAAGTAGGTCTTTTATATCATTATACTTCTGAAGACAATTTAAAAAATATATTACAAAGCAACCAACTTAAATCATCAGAAGAAAATTATATGGGTAATGACTTATATTTTATTTCATTTACTCGTAATAAAAATTTTCACAAAAAAGGTCAAAAGTTTAATGTAAAAACAGATTATAGGATTACATTAGATGGAGATAAATTATCTAACAAATATAAAATTAAACCCTTTGCTTACCTCCCAGGATGGAGTTATACTGATAATTGGGAATACGATTGGTTAGAAGATGAACCTGAAAATATAAAAAGGGATTTTTTTAATGCAACTGGAGATTATGATGAACAGGAAGAAAGAGTATGGTTTAAACAACCCAATCAATCTATAACAAATATAAAAAATTATATATTAGCTGTTGATAAAATTAAGTAAAATATGAAAAATAAAATAAAATATGATGAACTTATCTTTGCAGTAGGCAAATCAGGTATTGATTTTGCTCAAGCACTATCAGACCAATACCAATTACCAACTGAAGCTAAAGCAGTACAAATTGGTGTTCGATTTGAAGCACCACAAAAATATTTCCAAAAATTAATTGATGTATCATATGATTTCAAATTATATCAAAAACACGATAACGTTTCTATTCGTTCCTTTTGTACTAATAACAACGCGGCTTACGTTGCTGTGGAAGAAACTTATGGGGATGTAAGTTACAATGGTCATGCTAAGAAAGGTGAGGAATTTAGAAACGATATGACTAATTTTGGTATTCTAATGGAAATTAAGGGTATTGAAAATCCGTTTGAATGGTCAAGAAATGTAGTTAAAAAATGTCAACATTCTATTTTAGATAGAAGTTCATTCAAAGCTAAAATGATTAATCAAGGATTATATTATTCTCCTAGTAGAAAACCATCCAAAACATCAGAAGGTGATGAAATACTTTGTTTAAAAACAAATAATAGTGAAATTTTAGATTTTATTTTAGGTAAACAATACTCAAAATACATTTATAATTTTATCGACCATATGAATAAAGTATTTGATTTTGGTGATGATTGGGGTATGTATATTCCTGAAGTAAAATATCTATCACCTGAACCACTTGTAAATTATAATGATTTGTCATTAACTAATTATCCTAACGTTCACTTCGCCGGAGATGCTTTATCAGCAAGAGGTATTACAGTATCAGGTGCACACGGAATTTATATTGCAGAAAATTTAATCAAATAAAACACATGTCAGAAACTAAAAAACTAAAAACAGCAGACGGATCAACAGTATATTACTTAGACGGTAAAATGCATAATTGGGATGGCCCCGCTTATATTCCACAAGGTAATAAACGAGCATCAGAATATTATTTATTTGGTATTAAGTATACTAAGGAACAATGGGAAGAAGCTAAAAAAGATGTTAACGGTGTACCATTTTATAAATCATCTGCTGGTAAAGCTGCAGGCGCTAGAGTATAAGCAAAATAAAAATTATATCTTTATATGGAAGAAAGAAGAGGTCGACCTAAAGAGACACCAATAGAAGAACAACCAAATAAATTTACTCGTGTTTATGAGGATGATAGTGTACTCGAAACTTGGTTATATAATTTAGAAAAGTCTAATGGCCCTATTAGCGTTGATATTAAATACAAAAATGGTATTGATAAAAAATGGGGTAAAATGCAAAAACAAGCTAAGCAAGAAAAGAAGACAGCACGTCAAATGAAAAAAATAAATGAACGAAACAAATGAGAATAGGATTAGCAGGAACAATGAGTGTAGGTAAAACTACTTTAGTTAAAGCTCTAGCAGAATTAGAGCAATTTAAAGATTATCACGTTGCTACTGAACGCAGTAAATATTTACGTGATTTAGGTATACCATTAAATACAGATTCATCACTAAATGGTCAATTTGTGTTTTTAGCTGAACGAGCTAGTGAATTATTACGTGAAAATGTATTAACAGATAGAACAATATGGGATGTATGTGCTTTTACATTATCAGCAAAATCTATTGATTGGTTTTCTAAACGTTCGTTTGTTGAAGCAGCTATGCATCTTCGTGATCAATATGATGTAGTATTCTATATTTCACCAGAAGGTGTTGAAATTGAAGATAATGGTGTTCGTACTATAGATGCTGAATATCGTGATAAAATTGATTGGGTTATTCGTGAATCATTACAAGAATATAAACCTAATAAATTAGTGTATATTAAAGGTACAACAGAGGAACGTATTACTGCAATTTTACAAAATATTTAATATTTATATTCACAATTATATAATACATGAAAAAATCCGAATTAAAACAAATTATTAAAGAAGAAATACAAAATGTATTAAACGAAATAACAAATAAAGTTATAGATAATTTTGAACAAGGATTAATGGTTTATATTATAGATGCATATGAACGACTAGATGATGGTAAGGCCGAATTAGTGGAACTAAGTGATATATATGATTCTATAAATTGGTTTCTTAAAAATACTCCGGAAGAGAATTTTGAAGAAGATGAAAAAGAAAATATAGAAACTTTTATAAAAAATAGGTCTCAAATTGAACATTATTTGATAGATAATATAAACGAAACTATTGAAGTTCAATGGCCCGGGTCAGAACATGTTTTTTATTATACTCCTTTAGTAAAGAAAAATCAAATTTGGATTAAATTGGGAACTACTCCTAATTCAAAATTAGCACCCGAATATGATTATTATAATCCTAGCGAAGATTTAAATTTTCCTATACGAATTAAAAACAAAGAGGATTTTGAAAAACATTCTAAAGAATTAGAAGCAAATGGATATTATTGGTATGGAGGAACAAACCCATCATCCTTCAACCCAGCGGAACAAACAAAAGGATTAGGGTATCCTTTTAAATTAACAACAATAAATAAAAATTCTAAACAATTAGCATATTACCATTAAATTAATATTAAATGAAACTATCCGAATTACAACAAATCATACGCGAAGCCATTAAAGAAGTGGTAAATGAAGCGGAGATATCCCCACAAGAAAAAGCAGCTAAAGATGCAGAATTAAATGCTATTAACAAACAAATTCAAGCATTAAACGCTAAGAAATCAGATTTAGCATCAGGTAGAACGTCAGTAGTATCTGAGAATGAATTAGATGAATTAGCTAACGTAGCTATAAGATATCAATTAGCACCTGACGCTAATCCTGGTAATTTTACAGGTAAAAAACAACGTATTATAAATACTATGTTGGCTAGTGGTGAACCAATGTCACAAATTGGAGTAGCATCTGATATGGGATATGATAAACAAAATCCAATCAATGCTGATTTTAGAGAGTTAGTTGCTGCTGGTATTATTGTTCCTTCATCCGGACAAACAGCTCCTCGTTTTGCACGTCAAGCTGAACCTGAAGTTGGTGGTGGAGAAAATGCTGAAACAGATACTGAAGATGGATTTGTTACTGGTGACCTGAGCGATGAAGAAGTAGATGCTATGTTTGCTCAAACAAAGAGAGCAGGTGAGGAAGAACCAGAAGTAGAACCAAGCGCTGGAACATCAGGAGCAACTCAAATATCAGATAAAGATTATGAAGACTTCATGAAATATTCTGAATTAGAAACACGTTTATCTAAGATAAAAGGTGATATAATGAAGCTAAGAAGATCTAAAAGTGTTGCTGGTGATTTAAAAGATAGACCATCTACTGAAATAAAACGTTTATTAGATTTACAAGCATCATTAAAACAACGCGCTGATGATTTATTAGCAAGTAGTGAATATTTACAAAGACGTAAAGCTAAAATGACAGGACAAGAATACATAGCACCAGAACCAGTAGAACCTGAAGAAGATGAAGAGAACACATTAGACGAATGGGCTATTAATCAATTACAATATCGTGCAGGAATAAAATTATAAATTATGTTATCTAAAATAAAAAATGTTGTAATATCTATTGTATTTGTAATATGTTTTATAGGTGTTGGAACTGTATTGTTTGAAAAATGCAGTAACAAGTCAACAGTTAATTATAAAGTTCAACTAGACAGTTTAGATCATATTATCGATTCATTACATAATAAAGTAAAGGATGATGAAAGTGTTATTTCGTCTTTAATGGTTGTAGACTCAGTTTTAACTGATAAATTAGCACACCAAAAGACTAAAACAATACCAGTAATAAAATATGTAGATTCATCTAAAACTGCTGTAGGTAAATTTACTGATTCTCAATTAGTATCATTATTTAATAAACGTTATAATGTTGATACTTTTAATAATAAATTAGCTTTAGCACAACCAGTATTAATAGAGGCTGCTAAGGATTTAGTAGAATTAGATGGCGCTAGACAAATACTAGTAATTAAAGATAGTATTATAAGCACATCAGACAAAATTATTACTAATAAAGATAGTATTATTAAAAGACAAGAACTAAATATTAAAACACACAAGGATATTGTATTTCAACAATATCATCAAAATCAATTAGTGATGGAAGAAAATTCATCATTACGATTAACTAATAAAAAATTAAATAGAACAAATAAACTAACTAAAATTGGAGCTGGTATAGCTATTGGTTTAATGTTCTTTATTGTAAAGTAACCCACGCCTCCCATACAATTAGGCCCGTCCCCATAAGGATGGGCCTTCTTTATATATTTATATACAACAAATTGTATATGATATATGTCTCAAGAAAATATTAGAGAAATAATTAAACAAGAATATATAAAGTGTGCTACTGATCCTGTGCATTTCTTTCGCAAATATTGCTATATCACTCACCCAGTAAAAGGTAGAGTACTATTCCATTTATATCCATTTCAGGAAAATGTATTAGAAGATATTAGAAATAATCGCTTTACTATTATTAATAAATCACGTCAGTTAGGAATTTCAACACTAGTAGCTGGTTTTTCTTTATGGACTATGCTATTTAATAAAGATAAAACTATATTATGTATAGCAACTAAACAAGAAACAGCTAAGGGTATGGTGGAAAAGGTACAGTTTATGTATAATAACTTACCATCGTGGCTTAAAGGTAGTCAAAAACCCGTATCCGATAATAAATTATCACTAAAACTAGCAAATAACTCTCAAATTGTAGCTACATCAGCTGCTTCAGATGCAGGTAGATCTTACGCCGTATCATTGTTGTTGGTGGATGAGGCTGCTTTTATTGAAGGTATTGATAAAATATACACCAGTATTAAACCAACAATTGCAACTGGTGGAGGAATCATAGCATTATCATCACCCAATGGTGTTGGTAACTGGTTCCATAAAATGTATACTGAAGCTGAGATTGGCAAAAACGATTTTAAAGCAATAAAACTACCATGGAGTTTACACCCAGATAGAGTAGCTCCTGTAGATGAAGGTTGGGAACAACGAGAACGATCTAATATGTCGCCTCGTGAATTTGCTCAAGAGTATGATTGTGACTTTTTAGGCTCAGGTAATTCTGTAGTTGAACCTGATATATTATCATTTTATGAAGAAACATATATACAAGATCCTGTTGAACGTCGCTTTATGGGTGGTGATTTTTGGATCTGGCATTATCCTGATTACAGTAAGCAGTATTTGGTCTGTGCTGACGTTGCTCGCGGTGATGGTTCGGATTACTCATCATTTCATGTTATTGATGCTACAACGTGTGAGCAAGTTGCTGAATATAAATCACAAATAGACACTCGTACTTTTGGTAATATGTTAGTATCCGTAGCTACTGAATACAATAATGCTTTATTAGTAATAGAAAATGCTAACGTAGGATGGGATGTAGTAAACACTGTTATTGAAAAAGGATACCCTAAATTATACTACTCACCTAGAGCCTATGGCGAAATGCATATTGATAAATGGATGGCTAAAATGGACTCAGACCAAACTGTCCCTGGATTTACTACATCAACTAAAACAAGACCACTTGTTATATCTAAAATGGAGTCGTATATTAGAGAGAAGGCATTCATTTTTCACTCTAAACGATTGTTAGAAGAATTGCGTGTGTTTATTTGGCAGAATGGTAAAGCACAAGCACAAAATGGGTATAATGATGACTTAGTAATGGCGCTAGGTATAGGACTATTCACCAGAGATACAGCAATGAAGTTTTATGAACAAGGTTTAGATCTAAATAGAGCAATGTTATCTGGTATAACCAAAACAGGTGGTGTTGATTCAATGATGCCTACTCTACCTAATGGGTTTCAAAATCCATATATGATCAATAATGGTCATGGACAATTTGAAGACATGACGTGGGTATTGAGTTAATAAATATTTATTGGTATAATAAAACAAATAATGGCGGAACAACAAGGTTTATTTAATAGATTAACACGTTTATTTAGCACAGATGTTATCATCAGAAATGTTGGTGGTGATCAGCTAAAAACAATAGATGTTGATAAGATCCAAGCATATGGTAATATAAAAACAAATGCATTAATAGATAGATTCACTAAGTTACATCGTTATGGCGCTAATATGCCCTATAACCCAACAATGAACTATCAAACATTGCGTATTCAGTTATACACTGATTACGAAGCAATGGATACAGAATCAATTATAGCATCAGCTTTAGATATTATTTCTGATGAAGCAACATTAAAGAATGAAGTAGGAGAAGTATTACAGATTAGAAGTGCTGATGATAATATTCAACGTATATTATACAATTTATTTTATGATGTATTGAATATTGAATTTAACTTATGGTTATGGACTCGTAATATGTGTAAATATGGTGATTTTTATTTGCACATGGAAATAGCTGAAAAATTTGGTATATATAATGTAACTCCATTATCTGTTTACGACATGGTTCGTGAAGAAGGTATGGATCCTTCTAATCCATCTTATGTATGTTTTCGTATAGATCCTATGGTAGTAACAGCAGGTGGTATTAGTTCACGTGTTAAGGATAGAGATGGTAAGATTAAATTTGAAAACTATGAAATAGCGCATTTTAGGCTATTAACTGACGCTAACTATCTTCCTTACGGACGTTCGTTTATAGAACCAGCCCGCAAAACTTACAAACAATATACGTTAATGAAAGATGCGATGTTATTACATCGTATTACTCGCGCCCCAGAAAAACGCGTATTTACTGTTAATGTTGGTAATATACCACCACATGAGGTTGATGCATACATGCAAAAGATGATGCAGAAGATGAAGAAAACACCTTATCAGGATCAACAAACAGGTGAATACAACTTAAGATATAATCTTCAAAACATGATGGAGGATTATTATCTTCCAACTCGTGGTAATGATACTGCAACTAAAATAGATACATTAAAAGCACTAGAATACCAAGCGATAGATGATGTAAACTTCTTACGTGATGAAATGTTAGCTGCGCTTAAGGTACCTAAAGCATTCTTTGGATTTGAAAAAGATTTAACTGGTAAAGCTACATTAGCTGCTGAAGATATTAGATTTGCTCGTACAGTTGAGCGTATTCAGCGTATTATCTTATCTGAATTGTATAAAATGGCTTTAGTACATTTGTATGTACAAGGATATGATGGTGAATCTTTATCAAACTTTGAATTATCATTAACAGTACCTTCAATTATATATGAGCAAGAAAAAATAGCGTTGTGGAAGGAAAAAGTGGATTTAGCTAAATCTATTCAAGACACTAACCTATTACCTTCAGACTTTATATATGATAATATATTTCATTTTAGTGAAGATCAATATGATGAATACCGTGATTTAGTAATTGAAGATAAAAAACGTGTGTTCCGTTTAGCTCAAATTGAAAATGAAGGTAATGACCCAGCTAAAACTGGTAGATCATTCGGTACTCCACACGATTTGGCTTCATTATATGGTAAAGGTAGAGCAGGGATGGATACATCTGGTCCTATACCTCCTGGATACGACGAAACACGTCCTGTTGGTCGTCCTCAAGAAAAAGCATCTATGATAGGTACACAAAAAGATCCATTAGGTAAAGATAGATTGGGTAGCAAAGAAAATGGTGAATTATATGTTGCTAATGCTCCTGAAGAAGGAAGTGGTACACCAAAAGCGATGTTTGAATTTAAAAAACATAAGAATTTACTTGAAAGTATGAATATATTTCGTAAAGAAATCGTATTTGAACCTGAACAAGAATCATCAATGTTAAATGAAGAAAACATCAGAGATATACAATAAACACATATTTATAGGTAGTGAATTCTAACACAACAATGAAAATAAAACACTCAAAATTTAAGAATACTGGTATATTATTTGAACTATTAGTGCGTCAGATAGCAAGCGATACCATATCTAATAAAGATTCAGCAGCTGTTGGATTAGTTAAAAAATATTTTAGCAAATCTGAACTGGCTAAAGAATATAAACTGTATCAAGCCTTAATTACACCTAAAAATTTAAGTGAAGCTAAAGCTGAAGCATTTATTAATACTACATTAGAAGCTTCTTTACGTTTAAATAAAACAATATTACGTAAAGAAAAATATAATATTATTAAAGATATTCGTGAGCATTATGATCTAGAAGAATTCTTTAAAGCAAAGATTAGCCACTACCCACAATATGCTGCTGTTTATAATTTAATTGAAGCTCATAATTCATTAGAATTTACTGAGCCACAGCAAATTATAGACAATAAAATTACATTACTTGAACATATTACTCGTGAAGATATAGATAAGGAAGCTGTTAAGGACCGTATAATGGAAGAGTATATTAAAATGGATAAAGGATCTCGTATAATGATTTATCGTATGTTATTGGAAAAATTCAATAGCAAATACTCTACATTATCTGACCCTCAGAAATTAATATTAAAAGAATTTATTAATAATATTACTAATACTGTTAAGTTAAGAGAATTTGTTAATAAAAATTTTACTTCTATTACAGCTGAGCTTAATAAATTAATCCCAACAATAGATGACAAAACTACTCAAATTAAATTAAATGAGGTAGTTACTTTATTAAAGCCATTAGATAAAACACAAAACGTAAAAGACGAAAATATTGTTTCGTTATTACAATACCATCAATTAATTGAAGAAATAAAATCTGTTAAATAAATGGATTTAAAAGAATATATTAAATCATTAGTGCATAAGGCATTGGAAGAAGAATCTACATCTGCTGACGCTGGTGGTTATTTAACTCCTAAAGCGTTTTCTCCTAAAGGACAAAAAACAAATGCAGCTACAGCTCAAGCTATAAAATCAGGATTTAAAAAAGCACCAGGAATGCCAAAGCATTCTAAAATGCTTGATTATAAAGAATTATGGAAAGGTAAAAAATCAGCCATGAACGAAACACTATTAAAAATCATTGAACAAGAAATGATCAATGAAGTTACATATGGTAAATTTAAAAAAGACGTTAAGTTCAGAACTAAATCTGAACAATTACATAAAGCAATTCGCGAAGTAAAACGTAAATTAGCTGAAATTGATCGTATTGTTGAATATACATCTCGCATGAAACAAGAATTAAGTGAAGGTGAAGATGGTATCAAATATTGGAAAGCAACTCAAAAGAATGTTGCTACTATCTCAGAAATGGTTAATCAACTTAATAATAAAATTAAAAATCTGAACCAATAATGGCAAAAGCTAAATCATCGACTTCCAATAACAAAATTAATTTTGGAAAGCGTAAATGTGGTAAAGCTAAAAAATCACATAACAAACACGATCGCACTGAAAAAAATTATAGAGCTCAAGGAAGATAAATAAACACAACAATGAAATCAATACAAAACCAATACCGTGATTTAAAAGAAGGTAGAATGTCTCAAGCAAATTTCATGAGAAATTTACGTATGACTATGCCTCAATATATAACTAATGTGACATCTTTTAACGATTCAGTTAGAATCCTTAAAAATAAGGGTATATTAAATGAATTGGGACCTGCAGCTCAACAAATGGCTGGTAATCCTGAAGAAGAAGCTGAATATAGAGCATCTTTAATTAAACAAAGAGAACCTAATATTGATGATGAGGAGGAAGTAGAATACGAAGAAGACGAAGACGAATACGACCCAGAAGAAATTAAAGCTGATATGCAAGCTGAATTTGATGGAGAGCAAGAACGAGAACGATTATATGACATGGATGAAGATAAAGATGAAGATGACGATGCTGAAATGGATGCTCTTATTAAAAAATACAGTGCTGAAAAGCAAGGCGAAGAAGATATATTATCACAATGGGATCCGTTAGAAGAAAACATTGATAATGAAGAAGCACAAGATATGGCAATGAATGCTACTTCATTTGAAGATGCAGTAAATAGATTATGGGATGCTGGTGTTGATATAAACACTGCTAGAGAAATAGCAAGTCAATATCATAGAGAAGATTTAGATGAAGCTACTTTTAAAGAAAACAAAGAGAATAAAAACTTTATAACCGTTATGGTAGCAGATAAAGCTCGTAAATCCTTTGTAAGAGATCTAGAAAACAACAAAATTGAATACGATTTCATAAAAGGGTTTAATACTATTAAAGTAGAGAATACTCCTAAGGTTAAAATGGCTATCCAATTGGTTAAAGAAAGATTTGGACAACAAAGTATCAAAGTCCAAGAATTAGCAGAAGCCAAAAAACCAAATCTGCACCCAAACCAAATACACCCACAAGAATTAAGAATGGGTATTAAAGTGGAAATGGAACATACTGATGATCCTAAAAAAGCAGAAAAAATTGCTTTAGATCATTTAGCTGAAAATCCGTTTTATTATACAGCATTAAAATTATCTGGTGTTGAATCACCATCTGCTCCTAAGATTAAGCAACCTAAAGAAGCTAAAGCTAAAAAAGAAGCAGTTGAAATGGTAGATAAGGCTAACCAAATGAAACCAGTTAAAGGTATTAATAAAGCAAAAGCATCTGCTAATAAAGCTCATAAAGAAACTAATAAAGCAGTATCTGGTATTTCATTAATGTCACTTGTAGCTAAATCAGTTCGTGGTGTAGGTAAAATGGATCCAACAGGTGAGAAAAGCAAAAAAATAAATGTTAAAGAAGGTCAACATGCTTTTGTTGGAACTTTAAAAGATAACGAAGAATCAAAATTAAAAAGTATAATTCCTGATGCTGAAATTAAGCAAGAAGGTAACCAAACTATAGTGACTTCTTCTAAATACAATGAAAAAATGATTAAACACGCTGTTGAACAAGCAAAGGGAAATAATAAATCTCAAGGAATGTCATCAGGTGAAGCAGTAGCTAAAGCTTTAACTAAAGAACAATTAGTATCTATTATTAAAAAAGAATTGTCTGAAATGTTCGATGGACGTGATAACTTAACTGATACAGAATAATATGAATAAATCCTTATTAATAGATCACACTCCTTTCCAATCTGCTAAATTAACAATTGTTGAAAATAAGCAGTTAGGTGAAGGTAAATCGCTTGTTACTCTTGTTGGTAAACTACAAGAAGCTGAACAAAAAAACGGCAATGGTCGTGTATATCCTCGTGAAATTCTTGAAAGAGAAGTTAACAAGTATATAGAGGGACCAGTAAAAACACGTACAGCATTAGGTGAACTGGACCATCCAGAAGCATCTGTTGTAAATTTATCAAACACTTCTCACGTTATTACTGAAGTATGGTGGGAGGGTAATGATTTAATGGGTAAACTACAATTATTACCTACACCAAGTGGTAATATTGCTAAAGCATTAATATTATCTAATATTCCTCTTGGTATTTCATCTCGTGGTATGGGTAGTGTTAAACAATTAGGTGAAACTGTTGAAGTACAAGACGATTTTGAACTATTATGTTGGGATCTTGTTTCAGTACCATCAACACCTCAAGCTTACATGTCATTAGCTGAAGGTAAAAGACATGCATTACCAAAAGATTACAGCAAAGTAAACAGTTTAATAACTGAAATTATTTGCAACGTAACTGGAGTTTGTCCTCTTTGTTAGGGCTATTTGCGGTTTTTAATATCTACATATATTTATGGGCACGCCAAAATGGGCTGCCCATTTTTTATCCTCTTGCAGCTCGGCATTTATTAATCCCACATTAAGATTCCCAATAATCTTATTTCCGTAATTAAATTTAAGGAGAACAATCAAATGAGTAAAAACAAAGACTTATTCAAAGAGGCTATCGCCGACGCCAAAGCAGTTCGCGAAGCAGCGTTAGCAAACGCAAAAGCCGCCCTTGAAGAAGCTTTAGCTCCAAAACTTCAATCTATGTTATCTGCTAAATTGCAGGAAATGGAAGAAGGATTAGACGAAGCAGAAGACAAGGACGAAATGGAAGAAGGTTTCCATCCTGAAAACACAGGTGATGTTAGTCAAGATCGTGAAAGAGCAAAAGGATTCGCTCTTGAAGAAAACGAAGACGAAGCATTAGAAGAAGATTTCGATTTATCTGAAATCTTAGCTGAATTAAATGATTCTGATGAAGATGACATGAATGAAGCTAAAAAAGATGATAAAAAGAAAAAAGATGACAAAGATGAAGAATCTGAAGATGAAGATGAAGAATCTGAAAAAATCACTGACTTAACTGTTGATGAATTAAAAGACATGATTAAAGACATCGTTTCTTCTGAATTAGAAGCTGAGGAATATGAAACCCCAGAAGAAGAAGCAGGAGAAGAAGGTGGAGAAGAAATGTCAATGGATTTAGGCGGTAATGAAGAAGGTGAAGAAGAAATTAAATTCGGTGGTGAAGAATTAGAAGAAATTGATTTAGATGAACTATTAGCTGAATTAGACGCTTTAGACAATGATGATCAAATGGAAGAAGGATTAGGTGATACTGTTAAAAAAATAGGATCTGCTGTTAAAGCTGGATTCAAGAAACACGTATACAACCCAGAAACTGATTCTCCATCAGCTGTTAGAAAAGGTTTAGCTGCAGGTAAAAAATACGCTAAATTACCTTCTAATATTCAAGAAAAAGAAGAAAAAGAAGAAATGAAAGAAGCTGTTGCTACTATCAATACTCTTCGTAAAGAATTAAATGAAGTTAACTTATTAAATGCTAAGTTACTTTATGTTAATAGAATCTTCAAAGCTAAGAATTTAACTGAATCTCAAAAGCTTAAAGTAATTGCTCAATTTGATAAAGCAAATACTACAAAAGAAGCTAAAGATATTTATGAATCAATGAATAGTGCTATCTTAAAATCTACTAAGAAAAACACAATTAAAGAATCATTAGGTTTCGCTTCAAAAGCTGCTGGTGTTGCTCCACAAAAACAAATCGTTCAAGTTGACGAAACTGTTTCTAGATGGCAAATATTAGCAGGTATCAAAACAAAATAAACAACTAACAAAAAACAAAAACAAAATTTAAAATGAACGTACAACAATTATTAGAATCATCTAACCAATACAAGGTTGTAATGGAAGATGCTAAAAGATTGTCTAGTAAGTGGGCAAAAAGTGGCCTTTTAGAAGGTATCAAATCTACTACTGACAAAAACACAATGGCTATGTTGCTTGAGAATCAAGCTAAGCAATTAGTAACTGAAGCTTCTCAAACAGGTACTGCAGCTGCTGGTTCTGGTACTTACTCTGGTGAAAGCTGGAATGGTGTTGCTTTACCATTAGTTCGCCGTGTATTTGGTGAAATCGCTGCTAAAGAATTCGTTAGTGTACAACCAATGAACTTACCTTCAGGTCTTGTATTCTATCTTGATTTCAAA